GCAATGACGGGATACCCCATTCAGAATGCCCGCTATGTCATTTTCCTGATTACCGGAAAAAACAAAGCCGATGTAGTAGAAGAAATCTGCCATTCGGGAGACACTGGTCCCGCAGCCTATGTAGCTCATCATGCTCAAAATGTAGAATTGTTTATGGATAAAGGGGCTGCCGCATGTATTGAAGATCCTAATAAAAAGAAGAGTTAGAACATAACTATTTCATTGACGAAACTAATAGAAAAAAAGAAGAATATGAATCCTTATCAACATTCATTTGGTGGTAATATCCCGCAAGACGTAGCTGGGAAACAAGGCGAAAATGTTATCTTTATTGTTTATGCTTTAAAAGATTCGCCTGAAACTCTTGACAAAGTAAAAGATGTGTGTGCCAATTTCTCGGCCCTGATTCGCAGTATGCGTAACCGTTTTCCCGATATGATGTTCAGTTGTACCATGGGATTTGGAGCTGATGCCTGGAGCCGTCTTTTCCCGGAACAGGGAAAACCCAAAGAACTGAACACTTTCGAAGAGATAAAAGGCGAGAAGCATACGGCAGTTTCTACTCCGGGCGACTTATTGTTTCATATCCGTGCAAAACAGATGGGATTATGTTTTGAGTTTGCATCTATCATCGATGAGAAACTTCAAGGCGTGGTTGAACCTGTCGACGAAACTCACGGTTTCAGATATATGGATGGCAAGGCCATTATCGGCTTTGTGGATGGAACGGAGAATCCGGCAGTTGATGAAAATCCCTATCATTTTGCAGTTGTAGGAGAGGAAGATGCTGATTTTGCAGGAGGCAGCTATGTCTTTGTGCAGAAGTATATTCACGATATGGTTGCGTGGAACTCCTTGCCTGTGGAAGAACAGGAGAAAGTGATCGGACGTCGTAAGTTTAACGATGTCGAACTGTCTGACGAGGAGAAACCTCAAAATGCGCATAATGCCGTCACTAATATTGGTGATGACCTGAAAATAGTGCGTGCCAATATGCCGTTCGCCAATACGTCTAAAGGAGAATATGGTACCTACTTCATCGGTTATGCAAGTACGTTCACTACTACCCGGCAGATGTTGGAAAGTATGTTTATTGGCAATCCGGTAGGCAATACCGACCGTTTACTGGACTTTAGTACAGCAGTTACGGGAACACTTTTCTTTGCTCCTTCCTACGATTTGCTAGGTGAACTGGGCGAATAAAAAATAAAAGACTGGGGGAGTATTACACTTTAGTAATCTCCTCCACTACATATTGGTCTTTTACTTTCTTGCAGGTACATACGAAGAATTCCGGATGTTTCAGAGCTCCTTGTAAAGTATCAGGAAGAATCATTTCTTTAGTACGACGGTCCATTGCAACCGTTGCATACAGGATACCTTCACTCTCGCATTTCTCTATTAATGCACTTTTTAGTTCTTCTACGCTATATTCCATTTGTGTGATCCTTTGTCGCTGCAAAGTTATGGAAAATATGTATATTTTGTGCAATTATATTCCTGTAATAAATAAAAAAAATAGCTCCCTAGTTCGTCCGCCGACGAGGGAGCTATTAACACAAAAACTAAACTAGACATATTTTTGATAATGTCTATTAAATGCTTCCAACTTAATTAGTTATAGCCGTTGAAAAATGCCTAACGGCACGGAAACGGCAATGCTTTTTTATGAACTGTTCATATTGATAAGTTTGTTGTATTTACCATGTTGTAAGATCCTTAACATTTCCGTATTTGTCTACTGTGCATTGAAAGTGTGTTCGCACAGTCGCACCAAATGAGTTTTGTGCATCTACATATGAACGGATAATCACCGATTTATCATCGTTGATTTTATATTTTGATTCTTCATTAAACTCCGTTGCAAATTGTGCTGTTGAAGGAGATTTTAACTGTAGTTTTACCTCTTTCTTAGATGCTTCGAAAGCATTTTTAATTAGCCTTTCCTTTTTTGCTTTCTCGTTATCTTCAATAGCATATTTCTGTTCATTTTTCTGATACCTGTTGAACGCTACTCCAAAAACGGAAATAACTGTAATCACTAAAATCGTAGTGAAATATCCATTTTTAGAAACACTCATGAAAAGTTTATCCCGTAAATAGGGGACTATCTTATTCGTGAATATCAATGCTATTATTGCTAATCCTACAATGATTTTAATTAAAATAGGTGCATTCATGGTGGTGTCTATTTACCTATCCGGCATTACGTTCATTCTTTAGCATAGCTAATTCGCCTCTAATCTTTTTGTTGTCCTCTGTTAGAAGCTGAATCGTTTTCATTTGCTCGTTAATTGTTCCTTGAAGATTTGCTATGGTATCTGCAAGTCGAGTTACACGCTCAATATTTTGGGCATCATTATTCACTTCAGAAAGCAACATTTGTCCTTTTCCGCGCAGTAGCCATTCTGCAGATATGTCTTCAAACGAGAGTAAAATAGCATTGATCGTATTTAAACTTACTTCTCGTACGCCATTTAGCTGATTTATGAATGTATTGTCTTTAAGACCACATTTAATGGCAAAAGCTCTATTACTCAAGCTGTAATAGGCAATAATCTCTTTAATTCTACTAATCATATCAAATCAATCAAACGTTAAATACTCTCAAATGGGAGTATTTTTAAGGTGTAAAATTTGCATATACTCTCAAATGAGAATATATTTGCATCATCAATCAATCAATACTCCAAAAGTATGAATAAAATAGCAAATATCCAACCGAAAAGAGAGAAAAGTAACTCCAAAAAGAGAGATTACAGACTTATCGTTGATGGCAAGTTCAATGTAAAAGCAATAATGCAAAGAGCTTGGGTTTATGTTCGTAACTATGGATACTCTTTAAAATCTGCTCTACGAACCTCATGGATTGATGCTCATCTAAAAATGGATGAATATTTTGCAGAGCAAGATATGCACAAAGCTGCTGCAGAGGGAACCTTATTCCCAAAGAAGAATCTTTCTCTTTCTGACTTTTACAGCGATCCTTGTGGAAACTTGGCTATGGGATATGTGACTAAGTAACTAATCAAATCAATCATAAAAAACAATTATTATGGAACTACAAGCAATGACTAAAGCACAGCTAATTGAGAAAGTAGAGGAACTGTCTACGAGTCTTGATAAAAGTACTACTGATGGAGCTGAATTAAAAGCGAAAGCTATCGAGAATGAGAAGATTATTAAGGAGCTACGTGCCGAGAATGAATCATTGAAAAATGAAGTAAAAGTACAGAAAGAATCGACTGACATGTACAAAGGGTGGTGGCAAAGTGAATCCAATAAGCTTGCAAAGGTTAAAGAATCTCTGAATGCTGCTTCTGTTGTTCTTCGTGCGATTACCAATGAAGCTACTAACTAACTCTCACTAAGTCAAACCAAAACCGCCGGTTATCCGGTACCCAGTCTGGTCTAAGAGCCTGCCTTTGAAAGGGGACTGGGAACACAGAGAAGAGTTCTTTGACATTGTGAAAACATATATGGCTTACGTAGCAGGAATACGAAGCTCGTGAGAGTAGGTAGTGGGCTGTAGTAAGACGGTGGTTTGGTACACCGGAGTAGCACCGCAATCAGCAATAAAAGCGAGGTGCAAAAAATACCCTGTAACCGAATAGCAGAGGATTTCGGTAAGTATATAGATAGAATTAAAGTGAATAACATATAAGAGCGATGTAGCTCAATCGGTTAGAGCGCTGTGTGTGGTGGATGGTTGAGAGTTCGAGTCTCTCAAGAAATACTCTTAGCTTAAAGGAAGAGCACCACAAGCAGAGGTCGGCGGTTCGAATCCGCTCATCGCTCCTTTTATTAATTCATAAATACTACAATAATGGAAGAAAAGAAGAAAAGTATTATGTGCGTCATTCGTGAGATGGAAAAAGACGCAAAAGAAATTTTTCCAATTTCTAATAGGGCATATATCCTTAACCTAATATCTTACAGATTAAAGGATAAAGAACCTGATAAGAAGTGGGGCATTAAATCTGATAGAGATAATGGTATTGTCACTGTGACAAGAATTAAGTAATCGGCTATTTTAGGACTATGGAAACTATTAGGGGTGAAATGGCTGAAATATTGCTGGATAATATTCTCCGTTTGTTTTCGACAGAGATATTCGGGAAAGATAAGTCAGCGTATTATGTAGGTGGAGAGAAAAAGTTGATTAGTCTCATTGAAGCAGGTAAGATTGAAAGTGATAAACCTGCAAATGTTCAGAATGGCAAATGGCATTGTAATGCTGCTCAAGTATTACTGCATTGCCGATGTTCGAGAAAGAAAGTCAAACCTAAAAAACGGAAGAAATGAAAACATTGAAAATCGTTCATAACATTTTTACGGTAGCTGCTTTACTGGTAGCTATGTATATAGGTGGAGGAATTGAAGCAACAAGAAGTGATATTGCCTGGTCGTATATCATATTCTTTATTGTTGTTGTGCTATTGGCTGTAAGATTCATCTATGAAGATAAGAAACAAAATAAAGATAGCCTGTGAAGGTTTGCATTGCTTAATTTTATTAGTCATGATTAGCCCGGTTCGCCGGGCACTTGTTGGGGTAGCTCAATTGGTAGAGCGCATGTTTTACATGAGGTCAGCGGTTCGAATCCGTTTCCCGGCTCAACTCTAAATGAGTTAAGTAACCCGTGAGGGTGAATATATCAAATCAATCAAAGTAGCCGGTAGTGTCCGGCTACGAATTGAAGGAATGGCGAAAGAGGCAGACGCGCTACTCAACAATAGGGAATGTCAGCCCTTAGATGTAGTGAGCATGACAACTCATCTCGGTTCGATTCCGGGTTCCTTCACAGAGATAATTCTCATTTATGTTTAACTAACAATACCGAAGTAAGGAGCTTCGTGGGGTGTGAGTCCCTTATTTATTTGATTTAAGTGTTCTACATCTATCCCGGTGTGTTTTGATCGGCTATCCGGGAGCAAAGTAACTCGTGAGAGTGAACTCATGTTTTTCATAGTATTAGAACTTGAAGTCCACATCAACGCTATGATGTGGCAAAAACGGGGAGGTATTCTCAATGGTAAAGAGAGCATAAAGAAAGCGTACGAAGTGCTTTATGTATTGCAGATGCAATTATTTAGGTTCGACTCCTAAACTGCCCCACAATGGCTTATGATAGCTAAATAATTGTTTGCCATGTTTTTTATTTTTGTGTTTGTGTTTCCAAGTGGACGGTTCGTGAGAATAGTTCACTTATATGAAGCTTTGGCGTAATTGGTAGGCGCGCTCAATATCAGAGTTGGTTCAGTGGAAATCTGTATATGAGTATCGTAGGCCCCTTCGAGAAAGTAGACACCCAGTGCAGGTTCGAGTCCTGCAAGCTTCACAAGCTCGTGAGAGTTATTTAGTAGTTTTGTCGTGTTTTATTTTGTGTGTTTGGTACATGGTTCGTGAGAATAGTGTACCTTTTTAAATTGGAGAAATGGCGGAATTGGTAGACGCTTAGTTTGAAAATACGGCTGGCTAGCCTCGAAGCAGGAAAGACGATTGGGGAAGTCAGAACCGCAATTGAAACGTACAAACGAAATCTTGCAAATCCCGGTTCGATTCCGGGTTTCTTCACACCTAACCAGTTATAGAGTCGTGTCTTTATTTAGTGTTTGTATCATGGTAAGATGTATCGGTTCGTGAGGATAGTACATCTTTTTTATTTGGGTGGTTAGTATTCTTGGATGAAACATTACTGAGTGCGCACTTAGTAAAGAGATTGGTTCGATTCCGGTACCATCCACAAATTTTATATTTATGATAGAACTAAACGAACGACAAAAGCAGATTCTCGCTGGTAAGATTTGTCCTTATTGTGGGCAATCTACCGAATTTGTAGATAGTGTTGAGATTTATGGTACATCGTATGGAATGATGTACTTGTGTAGACCATGTGGCGCTCATGTTGGAGTTCATAAAGGAACAGATAGAGCGCTTGGACGTCTTGCTACCAGAAGATTGAGGAAACTTAAACATGAGGCACATGAGTATTTTGATAAAATTTGGCAATTAGAATATATGAAGAGAACAGAGGCCTATGCTTGGCTTTCTGATATGCTTGATTTACCTCCCGAATATACTCATATTGGAATGTTTTCTGAAATAACATGTACAAGAGTGATATATTTCAGTAAACAGTTACTCAATGATTTTCGGCGACTTGATTTAGACTTTGGAAATGAGCCTAAAACACCTTATTTCCCACTTTGAAAATGGCGTTAAAATGGCGAAGTTTCTGTTTGCACAACTTGTCATTTTACGATAATTTTATAGATGTAAATAATTAAAAGTCAAACCATTAATTTCAGAATTATGAAAGAATTAGTAACCATTCAGCAAAAGCTGAAAGCCCCCAAAGGGCAGTATAATACTTTCGGTAAATACAAGTACCGTAGTTGTGAGGATATTCTTGAATCAGTGAAACCTGTTCTTGCTGAAACCAAATGTACATTAACTCTAAGTGATGAGATGATCGCAGTAGGTGATAGGATCTATGTAAAAGCGACTGTCACTTTGACTAATGACAAGGGAGAAAAAGAAGTAACTACTGCTTTTGCAAGGGAAGAAGAGACAAAGAAAGGAATGGATGGGAGTCAAATCACTGGGGCCTCATCTTCTTATGCAAGAAAGTACGCTCTTAACGGTCTGTTTTGCATTGATGATGCAAAAGACAGCGATTCGACCAATACTCATGGTAAAGAAGAGACTCAACAACCTGCAAAAACATCGGTAAGTACGGATAAGGCAGTGTATACAGGTGCTCAATTGAAAAATGCTATTGCTGAAATGCTTGCTGTTAAAAGTCGTGCTGAACTTGAAAAGGTTTGGTATGGACATGAAGCAATGCAAAATGATAATGAATTTAGAAATGCCTGTATGGAAATGGGCAAAATTTATCCTGCACAATGATAGAATTAGTTAGGTCAGGTGTAGTTTTCAATGAAGAAAACCACACCTATTTTCTTGGTGGAAAACAGTTGAAAGGTATAACGGGAATGATAAGCCGGCAATTATTCCCGGATAAATATAAGGCTGTTCCTGAATTTATATTGAAGAGAGCTGCTGAAAAAGGTAGCCGTATCCATGCTCAATGTCAGTTTGTTGATACTACCGGTTTCACGCCTGAAAGTGTTGAAGCGGAGAATTATTTGAAAGAGCGGACGAAAGCCGGATATAAGGCTTTTGCTAATGAGTACACGGTGTCTGATAACGAATACTTTGCATCAAACATTGATTGTGTTTGGGAAAAGGACGAGAAAATCAGCCTTGGCGACATCAAGACTACTGCAAGTCTTGACCGTGAGTATTTGAGCTGGCAGTTATCAATCTATGCCTATTTGTTTGAACTTCAAAATCCACTTATCAAAGTTGATAAATTGTTTGGCATTTGGCTACGAGGTGATAAATCTGAATTAGTTGAGATTGGACGTAAACCGGATGCAGAGGTTAAGAGATTACTGGAGTGTGAGATTAAGGGTGAACACTTCTTGCCTAATACTCCTGTTCCTGTCGATGAGAAGCTGCTTATTCCCATGCAATTAGTAGATACTATCATTGATATTGAGGAACAAGCGAGCTATATCACTGAAGTGCAGAAAGGTTATAAAGAACAGCTTAAAAGTGCCATGCGTGAGAATGGTGTTAAATCATGGGACGCTGGCCGGTTGCGTGTTAGTTATACTCCTTCTTCAACAGGTAAGAGTTTTGATACAAAGAAGTTTCAGGAAGATCACCCGGAACTTTATTCTCAATATTTAAAAACGTCAATTAAAGCGGATAGTATTCGTGTAACTATAAGGGAGGAAGGAAAATGAGTGTCAATAAAGTAATTCTTATAGGACGTGCCGGTAAAGACCCGGACGTGAGAACATTGGACGGTGGAGCAAAAGTAGCTTCTTTATCTTTTGCCACAACAGATAAGGCGTACACCTTGCAAAATGGAACCCAAGTTCCGGAACGTACAGAATGGCATAATCTTATTTTTTGGAATAAGACTGCTGAAATAGTTGAGAAGTACGTCCATAAAGGAGATAAGTTGTATATAGAAGGTAAGTTACGCACTCGCAACTATGACGATAGCAAAGGAGTTAAACGTTACATAACTGAAGTCTTTGTTGATAGTATCGAGATGCTTACACCGAAAGTTCAGCAACAGGCTGCTCCTGTACCTCCACCGTTACCAACGCAACAGCCTACACAGAGACAGCAACAACAAGTACAGCAGCCTACATATCAGCAACAACCATATCAACAGGTACCACCGCCTGATGATTTACCATTCTAAATATGGCAGAAGCTATTCTAACAAAACAAAATGGGGTAGTCACAATGGATAAGTCGTTTGACTACCTCTGTTCTACCTTGCCTAATGGAACTTATACAGTTAGCGTTAAGAGAAAGGTAAAGCCTCGCACTCTGTCTCAAAATGCGCTCATGTGGTTGTGGTTTGCCTGTATTGAGAGGGAGACAGGCACGGATAAGTTGGATGTACATGACTATTATTGCAAGAAATTTTTGCGACGGAGGATTTATATGAATGGTTTAGAAGATGTTGTTGTGGGTAATACCTCTAAACTGAATACTTTGCAGATGAAATTTTTTTTGGATAAGGTACAGGCTGATGCTGCCACCGAATTTGGAATCAATCTTCCATTACCAGCCGATAAGTACTACAACGATTTTATTGATGAATACCTGCATAGGTAAGTATTAACTAAAAGTTTAATTAAAATGGATTTGAATATTTCAAAAGCAAAATTGACCAAAAAGGGATGTCTTGAAGTGGTCTATGCAGACAAGGAGGGAAACGATATTGTTTTCAAGGGGATTAATCCTGTTCATCCGGATTTGAAGGATTCGCTAAACAAGCTCATACCCTACATTGTCGATATTACAGAACAGAAAGAATCCCAGTACATTAATTGGGAACGTCCAGAGTCATGTCTTGAAGATGAGTTCTTCAAAAAGTTCAATGTAACCGGCGTTAGCATTGGTGGTGACTCTTCTTTTGAGGTTTGTGTGTTAACAGGTAAGCGAACCCTTATGACGAGCAAAGTTCTTAATCTTTGTTCTCCTGGTATTGGTTTCGATCCGGACAATGAATCGTATGTGCATTGTGAGGAGTTTCGTGATGCTGTTTACAATTTCTTGTATGAAGCAGAACTCTATGTTACAGAGAATAAATGTTCAGAGATTCAAAGAGAATTCGAGTTTAAAGATGGTGATGACCCGTTTGGTAAGACAGATGAGGCTGCTGACGCAATGAATGAGGATGGTGATGATAATGATATACTCTCAACTGTTGAACATCAAGAATTAGTATTAGAACCTGCTTCATGAAACCAATCTATGTGACTAAGACGCCCAATCTGTACCGGATTCAGTTCGAGTATCACCCAAAGTTGGTCGAGGTCATAAAGATGATACCAAGTAAGCCACGCTACGACGGGACAGACCGGGCGTGGCTTGTTAGTATCAATGATGCGCGTTATCCTGCTGGACGTGATGCCAATTGGTATGTGAGGGCCTTTTCGCAGTGGGCTGTTCAGATGCGTTTTTGTTCTACTGTAAAGGAACGTGAGGTTACTGAAGATATTAATTATGATATTCCTCCGATGAAACCTTTTGTCGGTGAACACTATATGTTACTTCAACCTTACGAATATCAACTTGAAGGCGTACAGTACGCAATAGAACATAAACGCTGTTTTTTCGGAGACCAGCCCGGGTTAGGTAAAACGTTGCAAGCTATATGTGCAGTTGTTAAGGCACATAAGGAAGCGCCTATATACGGTGAATCTTTTCCTGTACTTGTAATTTGCCCTGCTGCATTGAAAGTCAACTGGCAACGTGAATTCAAGAAATTCGCAGGGATTAACGCCATTATACTTGATGACAGAAACCGCCAGTCCTGGCAATCTTTTTATGAGTGTAAGAAGTCTGATGGCAGCCCACTTTGTGAGGTGTTCATTACGAATTATGAATCACTGAATAAGTTTTTTGTGAGGTCTGTAAATAAGGAATCCAAGTTCACAATGAAAAGTATTGCTTTCGATCAGCGTGTTTCTTTGTTCAGGTCTGTTATCATTGACGAATCTCACAAATGTAAATCAAGTAAGACACAGCAAGGAAAGTTTGTAGAAGGTATCTGCAAAGGAAAACGGTATGTATTCGCATTGACTGGTACTCCTGTTGTCAACAATAATACAGACTTGATACAACAGCTAAAAATATTAGGTCGATTAGAGGACTTTGGAGGATATAGCCGGTATGTTGAAAGATATTGTGATGGTCCCAAACAGGCATCCAACGTTAAAGAGCTAAATTGGCGACTATGGAATACTTGCTTCTTTCGTCGTGAGAAGTCAAAGGTGCTTACACAACTTCCAGACAAGACTCGTCAATACTTGACAGTTGATATCACTACCACCAAAGAGTATAAGGCTGCTGAGGCTGATATGGTAAAATACTTGAAGAAGTACAAAAATGCTTCGGACGCACAAGTGCAGAAATCAATGAATGGTGCCGTCATGGTACAGATGCAGCTTTTAAAACAGATATCTGCCAGAGGTAAAATCAAGGCTGTTTGTGAATTTGTCCATGATGTTATCGACGGTGGTGAGAAGCTGATACTTTTCGGTTACTTGAAAGAAGTTGTAGCAGAACTGAAAAAGGAATTTCCTAAAGCCGTTACTGTAACTGGTTCCGACAATGTGAACCAAAAGCAATATGCCGTTGACTCTTTTCAAAATAATCCGGATTGTAAACTGATTATTCTGAATTTCAAATCGGGCGGTACCGGGCTTACTTTGACGGCTGCCAGTCGTGTTGCTTTTATAGAGTTCCCTTGGACTTTCAGCGATTGCGAACAGGCAGAAGATCGTGCGCATCGTAATGGTCAGAAGAACAACGTTAACTGCTATTACTTCTTAGGTAAGGATACTATCGACAAGTATATGTATGATGTGATTCAAACAAAGAAGAACATTGCCAATGGTGTTACCGGTACGGACGATCAAGTAGAAGAGAATATGGTGAATCTTGCAATGGACTTGTTTAGGGATAAATTATGAAGCCATTTAGATTAGTTATAAATGGGCAGAAAACTCATATTCAGGAATACAAGAAAGAAATGTTGTTCGGTCCTGAATGGGAAACCATAATATCCTTTGTCGGTTGCAGGAACAGGTGTAAACAAATCGTTGACCTTCTAAATGAATGTGCTACGATTTCAAAAAACAAGCAGAAAAATGACTGAAGAAGATATTCGTAAATTGGAGGTGAAATATTCTGAAACTAAGATACAACACATTTGTGTAACTTGGTTCAGAGAAACGTTTCCCAATGTAGGCCCTTTACTCTTTGCTATACCAAACGGCGGCGTCAGGACAAAGAAAAGCGGTGCTATGCGTAAATATGAAGGTGCCATCGCTGGTGTTGCTGACTTGATTCTGCTTTTTCCTCGCGGTGGTAAGAGCAGTCTTTGCATAGAGATGAAAACTCCACATGTAAAAGGTAAACGTGCCGGAACGCAGTCTGATGAGCAAAAAGAGTGGCAGGCATTGGTAGAGAAATATGGTAGTGTATATGTCGTTTGTCATGGGTTGATTGAGTTCATTAATAGCGTTTGCTATTACCTGAAAGCTGATCCTCAACCTTATATAAACAATGTCTTACGGAATTATTATAAATTGATATGACTTATATTGAACTTATCAATAGGTTTTGGGAACTTGACGAAAGCTGGCAATTTTCCTGCTGTGAAACGAGGCTTTATTTTTACTTGCTAAAAATTGCGAATCGTTTAGGCTGGGAGGATAACTGGACACGTAGTGATACAAAGGTGTCATCTGACGTGGGAGTGTCTGTAAAAGTATTCAAGTCCGCCCGAAATAGATTAGTTCAAGCAGGTCTTATTGAATGTAAACAAGGCAATGGAAGAGGCAATAAATCAACCTATTCTATAAAAGGTGTACAAAAAGGTATGCAGAATATACCACCTTTACGGCATCCTTTAGGGACACCTTTAGGGTACCCTTTAGGTGCACCTTTTATAGAAAACTCCCCCATACCCCCTAAAGAAGAATATAAGACAGAGACAAAGACAAAGAAAGAACCCCCTAAAGGGGGTAAGAAAGAAA